CTAATCTTATTCTTGTTGCACTACCTGTAACAGTAGCGTCTGCTGTAATAGCAGCACTAAATGGTTTTATCGCATTAGCATTAGCTGTAACGGTAGCGTCTGCATTTACTTGAGCAGTAGCTAATACTATGCCACTTATTTTTCCTAGCGTACTAAAAGAGGTTTCAGCAAATGCGCTTATCCCAAACATTATTCACCCCTTTTATTTAATTAACTTATATATGTCTTCTAAAGACTCTTTAACTATCCATGATTGTTGTGTAATAGAGTAGATATTTGTAGATGTTTCATCATCATTTTCTACTTCAAACATAGTCATTATATGTTCAGTATTAATTAATAATGGCTTACCTTTAAACTCTTCTGCGTTATTGGTAAGTTTAATTATCATTAATTGCATCCCAAGCTAATGTTGCTTCATTCCATGTATATCTTTTATCATCTGTAGGATAGTCTACAGGTGCTTTCCATTGGCAAGTATCTTCATCTAATAACCATGAATTATATGGTTTGGGAGGAATGAAAGCATCACGACCTTCATCATAAGTGTATCCAATACCAGCATAATTCTTACGAATTTTAGCGTTATAAGATGTTTGTTTCCATGTTCCACCTAAAAGGTTAGAACAGAAAGCAATACCTTTTTCTTCTGACTCTTGACCTTGTTCATCAAGAATATCTTGGTTAGATACGACTATTACTTGTTTTACTACATTGTTTTCTAGTTGTGCGAAGTGCGCCATATTATTTCCTTTAAGTTTAAGCTACATAAGTGCCAGAGGCATTATATTGTAACACAGTAAAAGCTCCATCTGTAGTAACTGTTGGGCTACCTGTGGTTGTTCCTGTGTATTTAGATGTTAGCATACGAAGAATAACTACACCTGAACCGCCTGATTGACCATTAACTGCAGTAGCTGGGTCACCTGCTGTTCCACCTGCACCACCACCTGTATTAGCAGTACCAGCTGTATTACCTGTATTATTTGTTCCAGCTCCACCATTACCGCCACCACCACTACCACCTGTTCCAGCAGTTCCTGATGAATAAGCACCACCTCCACCGCCTCCAGCATAGGTTACACTAGAACCTGTAATACTAGATGCAGTTCCTGCTCCTCCGTTACCACCAGTAGTTGTAACAGCATTAGCTCCAGCAGCACTTGCTCCACCGCCACCACCACCAGCATTTACACCATTACCACCATTATTACCTTGACCGCTTGTGCCTGTGCCTGCTGTTCTAGGCATTTCACCTGAACCACCGCCTCCAGAACCACCATTAGCACCTGTGCCTGTTGAGCCACCGCCGCCGCCTCCTCCAGTAGATGTTACAGTTGTAATACCTGTTCCAGATAATACAGAGTTAGAACCACTTGGTGCTACACCTGAAGTAGTACCACCAGAGCCACCAGCACCTACAGTAACTGTATAGGTATTTCCTACATTAATATAAACAGAAGATGTTTGATAACCACCAGCTCCACCGCCTCCACCGCCAGCATATCCACCTAATTGTCTAGCACTACCGCCACCACCTGCAACTACAAGATAGTCTATAGAATAAGCTGGAGCTAAACTACCAGAGCTTGTAAATGTATGTATTGTTTTACCACCTGATGATGTGACAGTTCCGCCTGTAAATTGTTGTGAGCCTGTGTATGAGATGATAACGATACCAGAGCCTCCAGAGCCAGAAGTATTAGATGCGTTATTACCTGCACCTCCTCCACCGCCACCTGTGTTAGCAGTTCCTGAAGTTCCATTGCCAACAGCTCCTGCACCACCACCGCCTGAACCTCCTGCACCAGCAGAAGCTCCTTGAGTTGTTCCTGCACCACCACCACCACCAGCGTATGTTACGCTAGAACCACTTATAGATGAAGCAGAGCCATTACCACCAGCACCTGATTGAGAACCAGTACCATTTCCACCTGCAGCAGAAGCACCACCTCCGCCACCTGACGGATAAGGAGATGTTGTATTAGATGAACCACCTGCATTACCTTGCCCTGATGTGCCTGCTGACCCAGAACCACCTTGATTAGCACCACCACCACCACCAGAACCACCTGTAGATGATGTATTTCCGACAGAACCACCTTGACCTCTACCACCACCTACTGATGTTATAGTAGTAATACCTGTTCCTGATAAAACAGAGTCAGAACCATTATTTGCCTGTGTTGGTGAAGAAACACCTGCACCACCTGCACCAACAGTAACAGTATAAGTTGCAGGATAATATAATGTAATTGTAGAAGTTTGATAACCACCTGCACCACCTCCACCACCTGCTGGACAACCACCAGAACCACCCCCAGCTACAACTAAATAGTCTGCTTCTACTGCACTTGCAGGTGTAAGAGAACCTGAAGCTGTGAATGTGTGTATTTGTTTACCACCAGAAGTTGTGACTGTGCCACCTACGAATTTAGGTGTAGCAGATGTGTAAGATATGATGACTATGCCTGAACCGCCAGCACCTGAAGCAGTTAATCCTCCACCACCACCTCCACCACCTGTATTAGCTGTTCCTCCTGATGGTAAAGTGCTAGCATATCCACCTGTGCCACCACCACCTGAACCACCTGATGCAGGAGTTCCAGAAGGTCTTAATCCTCCACCACCACCTCCAGCGTATGTTACTGATGAACCACTAATAGATGATGCAGTTCCTGCTCCACCAGCACCACCTTGAGTTCCGCTTCCATTTGTATTTGCACCAGCAGCACTAGCACCTCCACCGCCACCGCCTGCACCATTACTTGCTGATGTAGTTTGGAAACCATTTCCACCAGCATTACCTTGACCGCTTGTGCCAGCAGCACCTAAATTTCTATTAGCAGTAGAATCCATACCACCGCCACCGCCTGAACCACCTGTTTCTGCTGCGTTACTTGCAGCTCCAGAACATGAACCCCTGCCACCGCCTGTTGCAGTAATAGTGGTTAAACCTGTGCCACTGATTACAGAATTACCACCGCTTGTATTTCCAACACTTTCACTTGCTGCGTTAGAGCCACCTGCACCAACTGTAATAGTATATGTATTTAATGTTGATAAAGTAGCTGTAGATGTTAAAAAACCACCAGCACCACCACCACCACCAGAAGTTGAACCACCACCACCACCACCTGCAACTACAAGATAGTCAGCAGATACATTAGTGCTTCTAGATGATAATACGCCATAAGCTCTTGCGGCTTGTATAGCTAGTCTGGAAAGTAGTGACATTAACTAAATCCTATTTGAATTGTGTTTGAGCAGCGAATACTGTAAATGTTGCTGAACCTGTTTTAACAATAGTATATGAATAAGCGTCTATAGATGAAGCATTACCAGCAGTCCAAGCTGTGCCACCTTGATATTTAGGTGTAACAGATGAACCATCTACTTGAACAGTATTATTATAATATGCAGTTGAACCTTGTGTGACTAAAAATACGACTGTAATAGCCTCACCTGTAGCCATAGCTGTATTTAAAGATGTGCCTGAAGATGCTCTAAAGTTTACTGTCCAGTTAGCTGAAGCATTAGATGTATAATATAAAACTGACTGTGTAGTTACATCATAATTAATTGTGCCTGTAGCTGCTGTAGCTGATACTGTAACACCTTCTAAAGCGTTAGCAAATTTAGATGATATAACAGAAGTTGAACCTGTAAATGTTTGTTGAGCAGTAAATGTAGTTGCTGTGCCTGGTGCTACATAGTCTGTACCTGCAGAAGCATTGGATACACCTGTAGAACCATCACCTTTAAGTATAGATGTGCCAGATGTGATGCCGATAATGCTATCACCTGATTGCACTTCTTGTATTGTTGTGCCATTTAGCACTAATCCATAACGAGTTGCCATAATTATCCTTAACTTACTGTAACATTAATTGTTGAGCCACTTCTATTTAATACAGGTAAATAACCATTAGCTAAAGCAACGTCAGCAGTTGTTGTATCTCTTTTTAACACTACCATTTTTGTAGGTAGATTACCTAGATATATTGCTTTTTCAGCAGGATAAGTGACAAATACATCTTTTGTTCCTGCACTAAAATTAACTGCACTTCCGCTATTGCTAGACTCTAGGATAGTGTCACGAGATAAAGTAGTGCCTGAAGAAGTATATGTTCCTATACCTACTTCCCATTCATTTGTATTAGATAACTGTATTGTATAGAATGTAGTATTAGCATCACCAATAACAGAGAATGATTGAAAGCCTGTAGCAGCACCACCTAATGTAACAGTACCTGTGCCTGTGGTCGTAGTGGTTTCTCTTACCCTATCTTTAACGACTAGAGCCATGATTTATCCTTACGCTAATGTAACTGAAAGATTACCAGATGAAATCTTAAAGATGTCACCAGTATCAATTGCTTTCGCTGTATCTAATGCTGTATGGTATAAAAGATTACCTGTTGTTAAAGCATCATAAATACCAATCCAACCTACCGTACCCCATGCTGATGTACAAGTTGGGAATGTTATGTCAGCAGTTGTTACTGAAGCACCGTTAGAAGGAGCTCCAAATGTAGCTGCTTGTCTAGCATAACTTCCGCCAGAAACTTCTGTACCTGTTCCTGCGTCTGTAGGGTCAGTTGTAAATAATGCTATATAAGGTGTTGAAATTGCTGTAAAAGCAGTACCCCTTAATGTTTCATTAATAAGTGCGTTCTCTAAATAATTACTCATTTCTGCCATGATTTTTCCTTATGCTGTTGTAATTGAAAGATTGCCAGTGTACTCACTAGAATTGCTGCTAATACTGTATATTTTGTAGGTACGCCTGATTCTGTTGTTCTGGCGTTAGTAAAGAAACTTGGATTGCTTAAATATTCAATAGTAGATACAGGTGTAGTTTGCAAATATAACCCACGCATAGCCAAAAAGTCACTAGGGAGTGCAACTGTTTTATCACCAGCTGTTGTGGTAGTAGTAACAACTTTAAGCATAAATCTTGCACGAAGATCACGTCTTAATCTATTTTCTGCTAATTGAATAAAATCTGGGATTTGTGTTGTTAAATCACTACGAGCCAAGTAATCAGCTACTGTAGCTTTTAGGTCTGTGTAATTAGTAAATGCCATTATACTGTGCCTTCTCGTGTTCTAAACACTTTGTTATCTGGGTCATTAAGAAATTTTCTAAATGCTTTTTGGTCTATGACATGGAATCCACGCACAATACCTCTTTTGTTTAATTCGTCAAAGACAGTCATAGGAATACTAGCTATCTTGTTATCAAATATATCATCACCCCAACGAGTGTGTTTATCTGTATGTTTTCTTTGGTTGTAATTACTATCTATAATATCTGTAATGTCTTGTCTAGTTTCAATAACTAAACCACTATCAGTATCATGAACAACGCTTGTTCTAAATGTTATTGGTTTCATATTAAAATGTCACTATAAAAAGAATAACAGAGGTGTAGGCATGACCTATCACCTCTGCACTCAATAATGGATAAAGTTCCATTAAACCTTTATTACTCTGCCAAATCAGCAATAATTGCGTGAGCAGCTTGATTTCTTACTTCTAGTGTGTATTCTACTAAAAGTTGAGTTACATCTGCGTCACCAGATTTAGCCAATTCATTTGTTTGGAATGGGCGTAAATATGCAACTGCTGCGTACTCTGGATCAAGAACAAATGCTTGTTCACCGCTGTCACCAGAATCTGCAGTCATAAATCTGTTAGGTACAACAGATAATGTGCCGAAGTCTGATAAGTAAACGTCTGCTGCACCAATAATGGTTGTTGGTTTGTCACCAGTAGCCATATAACGTTGAGCTGCAACACCAGTAAATGCTGATACGTTTACTTTTTGTGTTGGTGTAGTCATAAGAACTGTTGGATTACCACCATTTGTAAACGCAGATTTAACTGCTGTTTTTAACATTGTTTCTGTAAAAGCTGCGTCTGTACCAGATACACGAGCTGTAGTGCCTAATGAACCAGCAGTACCGTTAGTGCCACCAACGTAGTTAGAATTTAACCATGTTTGTAGACCACCAAGTGTACGAGCTGTAGTAGCATTACCTGCTGATGCAACTGTGTTGCTTAAAAGTGCTTTTTCCATATCACGTTTAATTTCAGCAGAAACTTTAGCTAATTGGTAAGCCTTTTCAGATTTACGACCAGCTTTGTTAATTGCTTCCATAGTACCAGAAATCTTAATCGTTTTAGATGAGATTTGAGTTCTGTTACCTACTCGTGTTGTTGGACTAATTGTAATGTCAGAAGCTGTGTCACCTTCAACTACAGCGTTAGCTGCTGCTGCTGCGAGTGAATCAGTTTGCCATTCGTGATATGTTGCTGTTGCTTTTGTCTTACCAATAGAACTCATAAATGGAGTTTCTGTTGGAGAAATGTTATAAATAACATCTGACAAATCTTCTCTATTACCAATAGAGGTATAGGTTTGATACGTTGCCATGATTTTTCCTTATTCTAAAAATTGTTCAAATAAAGCTGCGGCATCTCTTACTCTTCCAGAGTTACGCAACTGTGCTTTTTGTTTTTTAATTGTTTCTGTGTTGTTACTACCTGTAGACGATCCAGCCTTTAGCATCTTTGGTGCTTCAGAAACTTTCTTCGTTACAGCAGGTTTTGACTTTTGAAGTTTGTCATACATCATTGCCTTGTGTAATGTAACAACGTGCCTAGAGTCATAGACATTAGATAATTCTACGTCTGTGAAACCAAGCGATTTGCCATAATTACGAATCTCACTACGGAGGTTTTCGCCTTTAGCTGGGTCTGAAAACTCTGGCAAAACTTGTGTTAATTTTTGTGCTTCCTGTGCAACTCTTTCTTGCATGGCACGAGCATTTTCAGATTGTTGCATTTCTGCAATTCTGTATTGTTCTGCTCTTATAGCATTGAGTTGTTCTTTCTTTTCAGAAAGTTCAGCAACTTTAACAGCATAGCCTATCGGGTCGTTTTCTTTGAGGTATGTTAAATCCTCATTAGGAGCTCTATAGCTTGCAAACGTTGAGCGTATGTATCACGAGCATACTTGGCTTCCTCAATTGCTGCACGTTCAGCTTCAACAGCTTTACGTTGTTCAGCAACTTCAGTAGTTTTTTTTGTATAATCAGCACCAAGTTGATAACCTTTAATTAAATCGTCAAGGGTGACATCCTTTTCTTCGCCAGCAGCTTTTACTTTAAAAGTCTGGGGGAGTTCCTCTTCTTCAACTTCGGTTTCTTCTTGTTCTTCAGCTTCACCTTCTTCTGTTTCTACTTCTTCAGTTTGTGGCTCTGCTTCTTGAGCTTCTGCTTGTTCAGTTTCTTGTTCACCTTCTAATTGCTCCGTAGAGTTAGCTGGGGTGTTCATTAGACCTTCAAAAGCATTGGCTGCTTGACCTACAGTAAGCGTGCCACTTCCAGAATCTTCTGGAGTCATGGTTGTTTCACTCATTTTTATTTCCTATAATCCTCTAGGGGAGGTAACCCATTTTAGAAATGTCTAAAATATCTTCCATGCTTTACTTTTAATGTCGCTAGTTTTAGCGATTGATTCCAAGTAAGACATAAGTTCGTTATAACAAGCTATTCTTTGATAGGCTTGTTCACGCACATCTGTTTGATCTGCATTAGAGTAGATGATGCGTTGTAATTGATTTTCTTGTAGCTCTTTAACTACAGCTTGAAAATGTTCGTCATTAAGTATGCTAGTAATAGCGTCTACTTTATTGGACATTATTATTTCCTTTTGTCATATTGTTGATAGTATTTAAAGCATCTACAATAGATTTGGTATTAGTGCCACGAGTTTGTTCTGCTTGGTTAGCAGCATCAGTTTCAATCTTCAATTGTTTAAGAGCTAATTCAGTATTTTGTTTTAGTTCTTGTTGTTGTTTTTCTGGTTGAGGTTGTGAAAGTGCTTCATTTTGCTCTGGTGTAATTTCATTCATGAATTGTGCAGCATCTTTGAAACCAGCCATGTTAATAAACTTGGCTAATGTATTGCGATATTGCATTAAGTTCACTAATGGATTAGATAGACCATATTGCTGAATGATTTGCTCTTGTTTTTGCAAGATCATTTGCATAGTAGTTAATTGTTCTTGACGAGTACCTGTACCTAAACCTACGTTAATAGATACATTGTATTGGTCATTCCATTCACGAGGATTAAATGGTACAAATTTGCCATTTATACGCACCAAACGCTCTTTATCTTGATATTTGCATAGTAGGTGTAGGATTCCTTTGAAAAGGCTCTTAACGCCTGTTTCTGCAAAGATACGAGCTATTAATTCAAGCTTTCCTGCACTTGATTGTGACATTGCTGACACAGCAGCGGCTGTTACGTTTTGTAAGATGTTAGGGTCTATACCATTTTGTGAATCTGACACACCTGTACGTCTTGCTTGTACGCCATCTAGGTATTCAAGCATTGGGAATGATCCAGATGTAGTAGGTTGTACAGTTAATGGTACAATAGCGTTAGGATTCTTCATTCTAACTACGCCACCTGCTGTAGATGTGAGTAAATCATCAAGATTTACCTGTCCTTCTACTGCACCAACACGATAATTATTTGTTAAGTAGAGGTTATCCAACATTTGTCTTAAAACAGTAGACTTAATCAGTTGTAAATCTAGTGCACGATCAGCTAAAGACTGTCCGTAGAACTTATGTGGGATAGGAATTGGGCAAAGTGAGTGGAATGGGATGTAATCACACTCCATATCTTCTAAAACTTCGTTAGAAGCGTAAACAACACGTCTTAATTCAGCAATGCCATCATTATTGTAGTCAACTTTTATGTAACATTCGTAAACTTCTACGACTTCCATAGATTCATCTTGTGAACCCATGCTGTTAGGTTGTTCACCACGAGAGTAACGAGCAATTCTGTCTGGACTAAACTCTAAAGTATCACCAGATTGTAGAGTTTCAACAATATCTTTCTTGAATCCCATTGCAATTAACTCTGAACGAGTCATCATTCTGCGATGAGCTACAAATGGTGAGTCTTGAATAGTTCTAGCACGTTTAGAAATAAGAAATTCTTCTGGTGGTACGTTTTCAACAACCACACGACCATCTTTTTTAGTGCGTTTTACTTTAACTTTGTGTTCACGAGTAATATTTTGGAATACTTGACCTGTCATTGGGTCAGTGACTTCGTTAATTTCTTCTTCTGTTTCTTGTGCTACGACCTCTAGATCTTCGTCTTGCATAAGCATCATGAGATCATCGTCACTTAAGTTTTCATAAGTTTCTTTATTAACGTCAATCTTTTCATCCCAATACGCTTTTACAATACCAGTTTTTTGTAATAGTGCGTCTTTAAACCAATTATGTAGAATTAAGAAGCCATCATTATCACGATAGAATACCCAGTTACAATATTCTGTTGCTTGTTGTGCAAAAGGTTCGTCACCATCGTTTACAGGTTGAAATTCAACTACACCGTCTGTAGATGTAAATACACGAATAAGTTGAGGTAATGCTCCGTCTACAACTTCTGCTACTTCACCAGTAACAATTTGTGATTTACCTTCTACTTCGTTACCATATGGTTCACGAAGATAGTATTCAAGTGCTTCTTGACGTTCTGCAACTGTGTCTGTTTCAACATAGCCAATAGAATCATCAATTTCAGACTCGATAATGCTTTTTAATTTGTTAATATCCATTAAACTATCCATTTAGTGTTTACGTTAATTATCATGGAATACAGCTCTTTTTTCATCATAGTGTCTACGATAGTTACGAAGAGCATCTAAACCTTGTTTTGCTTTTGGGTCAAACCAACATCTAGGAATTATTCTTCTTACTGCTTGTATGCCATCAGCAACATTGAGGCGAGGAGCAGTTACAATATTGAGACCTGCATCTTCTAAAGTTTCCCTACGAGATTTGCCTGTGCCTAATTCTCTTACCTCCACGTCATGTGGAAGTATGTGAGTAAAATGTGCATAGTCGTTATCTCTTAACCATGACACATAATAATCTAATCCTTGACCATGATTTTCCATATAATCAATAAGTCTTATTTCTTTGCCTGTAAGCTGGGCTACCCATATAGCTGTAGAATCAGACATACCCAAGTCCCATGCTGTATAATTACGACACAAGTCATCACGAGGTATTTCTGTCATGTGTGCTTTTTCTTCTATTTCATTTATAAGTTTAGAGTAGTAAGATCCTTCTACAGGAGAGTTAAAATTACACTCAAACTCTTGCATAAACTTATCTTCACCCATTTCAAGGCGAGCTGCTGTTAATTCTTGTTCGTTTAGTAGTTTAGTATCTGAAGATTTAAACTCTAATAGTTTCCATCCTTGTCCTTCAGCGGCTCTATCTCGCAACCCTCTAAAGTGATTGTTGCCTTTGGGCGTACCCATAGCAACGCAGAAACCTAGTCGGTCTGTCAACGCAGGTCGGATAATGTCACTGAAGACAGATGGATTGATATTACCTACTTCGTCTATCACTGCACCATCGAGGTAAATACCACGAAGTGAGTCAGGGTTATCTGCACCATAAAGTGAGATACGTCTACCCATAAAATCTACACGAAGTTCGGCAATGTTTACTTTAGCACCTAGAGGTCTTGTATAGTTTACAAGATAGTCCCATGCAATACGTTTAGATTGATTATATGTAGGAGCTACATATGCGTATCTAGGTTCTTTTTTTGTACAGGTAAGTGCACTATGTATAAGTTGATTAATAGCAGATACAGTTTTTCCCATACGTCTGTGTGCTACGACTACCACAAACCTATGATCTTTGACTGCATTGTGTATCAGTTTTTGGGGGACTCGTGGTCTATACCCAGTATCTAAAGTTTTTTGCGACTCCATATAGGGTCATCGCTTTGCTCTATCTGTATTTGTTTTGTCGCCACTTACACCCTTTTGTCCAAAACGTATAAGCTTTTCTTTGTCGCCAGATTTAGCTAATACAGCGTGTGATTTAGTAGGGTGGCTAGGCGTGGCTTTAGGTTTGTTATAACCAGAAAACGTTTCCTTACCCTTCTTAATCATTTCTTTTTAGCTGTCTTTGCAGACTCTTTAAAAGCTTTAGCTGTAGGTGCACCTTTAGATCCTACCTTACGCATCTTCTCGCCAGAACCTTGAGCAATACGTTTTTTCTTTGCTGCGATGTTGGCATAAAGTCCAGTTTTAGTAGCCACTCTTCATTCCTTTTTTAGCTGGTTTAGCTGCTACTTTTTTACCTGACTTTTTAGCGTATTCTTTAGCTTCTTTCTTACCTTTTTCTGTGTAAGCAAATTTCTTTTTTCCGACCATTGGCATAACTTTCCCTTTATCTAGATAACATTCTAATGAGTGAATTCAAATCCATAGGAGGTTGTCTGACAGACAAACCACCGCCTTGTGGTGCTACGTTAGTCATCGTATTGCCTAGTGGATTTGTTTGTTGGTAGTACGGTACTGTTTGTGGATTAGACATAAAAGCATTTTGTCTAGAAAACTCATCCATTTGTTGTTGCATCATAAGTTGCTTTAATCTTGCAGCTTCAGCTTCTGTAAGGTTGCCCATGCCGCTAGACATTCCTTCCATTCCACCTTCCATAAGTCTTCTAGCTTCATTTTCTGTTAGCTGACCTACTCCAACATTTGATGGTGATGATTGTCTTAATTTCTCTAAATATTCTAGTAAGCCCATAAAAATATCCTATAAAAAATTTGGGTACTGCCGTTTTAAAAAACCTATAAAAACCTTTTCTGTACAAAAAGGGGGTGGGGGTCTAATCTATTCCTGTAACAATCTTAACTTCTACAGGTGTTCCATCAGGGTTGCCACTAATCTCATGTTGTGATGTTTCTTTCCACTTGGCACGAGACTTCAACCAAAAGATCATGGCTGTGGTGTTGCCTTCTTTAGCTTGCTTAAACAAAGTCTCTGCTACAGATGCGTTGGCTTCAATACGACCTTTGTCAAGCTCTTCTTTATAGTACTTGACAAGTGTATCATGTGATATGCCTAGTACGGATGCAATATCTTCGTGGCGTGTGCCTACTGTAGATAATGTGTAAACTTTAATTCGGGTGTCCGCATTTGGAAGGTGTGGGGGTCTTCCTTTTCCTACCTTGTTTTCTTCTGTCTCTATAGCGTCTATAGGTAGATTGTCTACAGATATTAAGGCTTGCTTATCGTCTACCATAATATTGACAACATTGTCAACAGGGTTATTCAGTTCATTATTCATTTAATGCTTATTCCTTATATATATAACTTACTTATATTCGTTTACAATTTATTTACAATTCTTTACAATCTTTTACAATAATAATACTTGACAAGTTATTTAATGGGGATATGATTACATTGTCAATCTTGACAAATAACTTAAGGAGTCATACAAATGAATCTAAACCCAATCCAAGCCAATCTAAACGAAGTTATCACAGATGGAATGATTATACTATTCAGCTATAAAACACCCGTTGCAGTTAGAATAGGTCATAATGAATACTATAGAACATCTACCAAATGGAGTCAGACTACATCTAGACATATAAATAAATGGCTCGATGGAGTTATTGCTACAGAAAAAGAACAATCTTACTTTGATAGTCTTATCTAGTATATAGATAATATATAGGGAGGTTTTTACAATCTCCCTTTTATAACTACGATTAAATAAGACTTGACAATTAAATAGACTTAATTAAACTATATATACACACTATAAGGAGTTATTACTATGTTATCCAATACAGAACTTAAAGAGATTAAACAACAGATTGACAAAGGCTTGACTTTATGTCTACCTCAATCTATATCTATTAAGCAATACGATAACATTATTAAACAAATTGACAATTACATCAAAAAGGAGAGTTTACAATGATTAATACCAATATCAGATTCAATGGTTTTTATAACTCTATTCATTCAGATAATATTGATCATGCAATAGAATCTTATTATACAGATGACAACGGGCTTTTTGACTATGACTCTATAGCCGATAACATAGACTATAAAACAATCCATAAGGATTATATAGAAGTCTTTACCGATGATTTTAAGTCATGGATTAAAGATAACTATGATCTTGACATAGATTTTAAGGACTTATTACTCAATAGCCCTCAATTTTATAACTATTCAACCGATGTTATTAATTGCAATATATCAGATAAAGACAATTCCCTATTGATGATGACATTTAAACGTGATAAAGACTTTATATCCTATTTGGAAGATAGAACTACTTCTAGAAGTGGTTTTATATCTCATTATACCTTTGGAGAGGCTTTATCAAATAAAGATGACATTCTATCTGATTATATTCTAGAATATCTTGTAAACAAGTTTGAATCTGATAATCTATTTATGTTGGATAACTATGACTTTATATATCAATCTTTACATTAAGGAGATAATGCAATGAATAACTTACTTAAAAACTTTTTAATCTTATTACTAGGCTTTACAAATTTCTATATGTTTTTACTTTTAATCTTATCTTATTAGGAGGCTATAAAATGATTAACGAAAACTTTAGTATTGGTTATAACGAGGGATTAAACGCCCTTGAAAATATATCGCTTGTCAATGAAAACCCCGATCATGAAATTTTAGCGGGTCTTTTATCATCTATTGCGAATTGCATATATTATTATGCACCTAGCGAAAAGGCTGCAAACGAGCTTTTTAAATTCGCTATGGACTATGCAAGGGAAGAAAACGCCAAAATAGGAATGATCTTACCAAAGGAGACATTAAAATGATTTTATCAGTATCAATTAACGCCTATCAATATGAAGACTTAACTTCACATGATGCAAAAAGAAAAGTTATCTATTGGCTTGACAATGACCCACAAGAATACGAAAGGGAAGACGGAACTTTCGGTTATTCTTATTATAGTGATTTAAGCCAAGAAGACGAACATATAATTATTGACCATTGTAATATGAATAATTATAGATTCGATAAGTATGGCAACCCTATACACCAATTAACACTTTAAGGAGAATAACATGCAAGTAGAACTAGACTATATTACAGAGGCTTTACACGCTATCGACCTCAATTTAGAAGACGTCAATAGAGGCATGACACCTAGCGGATACTTAACCATAAATTCTTATTTAGAAGACATGCGTTATAGACTATCCGAAATTACTACTGAAATATCAAATATGGAGATAACATAATGAGATTCGCTAGTAAACGTGATTTTATCAGTATGGCTCAATTGTGGAAATATAAACCACAGGTAGAACTATACAAAATGACATTTAAACAATTAGAAAATGTATGGCTTACTTACAGGGAAACCAAAATGAATAGAACCGAACTCATTCAAAAAATACTCAATGCAAATCTTGACTTATGCCAAAACAATACAGAACTTAACGATTCTATGTTATATGACTTGCTTATGTATGGCTTCAAAGGTTTAGAAAAGATGACCATTGAAGAACTCAATACAGAATTGGAGAACTTATCATGATTAAATATAAAGGAGATATTGCATCAATAGATAATTTAAGCGATGCTCTAGAATTATTTTCTAGGCATGATATTTTGGTAAAAATAACAAATAAAGCTAAAACCAATCCGTATGGAGATGAATTAAAAAAAGCATTTTTTAAGGATAATTTAAAATGAGTGACTTTACTTATTCTTATGAACCTGAAACCAAAAAGTTTGAACTATTTATAAATCATAACCTTATCTACTCATTCGTAGATTGTGAGCCTATGACAGAAAATGAGGCTTATAACATGGCTGAAGACTTATATACAGAATATCATTCACACAAATAGGAGATTAAAATGACACAATATACTTATGCACAGGTATGTTTACATTTAACTGAAATTTTACCTGATAATCCATATTTAGAATCTAAAATGTCTAAAATTGATTATTACCAAATAATTTTCAACATAGCTGATAAAGCTATAAAAAAACTAAAATTTAATGAAGATTCAGAAAACTTATACGAAACCCTTGATGAATGGGTTAGTGTAAACAATATATCTATATAGGAGAGCTAAAATGTCAATAGAATATGGAAATCTATGCCATATATCCGATTATTATAAAGATAGCGATAATGAAGGATTTGTTTATGGACTTGAATTAACAGACAATAAAAATTTTATGGATTACGAGTGTTTTTGGTTTAAATCTACTGAAAAACGTTTTGAGTTTATCAAACAACACAATATTATTTTAAAAGGAGACTAAAATGTATGTTTTAAACACACAGGAACGCACCATAAAGCGTTTTTCTAACAAAGACCTATCTATATGGGTCAATGAGTTAATCAAGTATAATAGAAGCCTTAAAAGCTATCTATTTATGTCTACTAAAAAAGAAGCTACTAATTTTATTAAAAACCAATTAAAAAGGAACTTAAATGGATAGAGATCTAGAGAAGATTCTTGTAGACTTATTATTAGGGTTTGTTTTGCTAGGATTATTGACAATCCTATTTAAAGTAATTGAGTTTACCCTGAAACGATTATTTACGTTTTTTAGGTTTTGACATGCCTGCTTCAGTTTACCTTTTTTGGTGGTAGGTTTTTTCATATTTTATCCAAAAAAAAAAGCCCTTTATTTATAAGGGCTTAAATGTGCTACGGAGAGTATGGGCGAGACTATCCCAACAGGCGAATTATATCATAGTTAAATACTCGTGTCAAGCGACTATACGCCTAGAAGCCATAGATAGCATGTTATCGAAAGCAAGACCTAATTGATACTCATAGTCATCGTATTTAGATGTCTTTAAGTATCTAGCGTATACCGCATCTTTCTGATGTTTGGGCAAACTGCTTATAATTGCATCAATTGTTCTGACATTGGTTATATCCATCTCTGACACCATGTCTTCAAAAGCATCGCTAGTAGATTCACCACCGCTAATCATACCCAATGACTTGCTTGGATAGCCTAGCTTTGTGCTTGGTGCGTGCATCCATCTAGCCCAATCATCTAAAATCTGTTTAAGCCTATCTATGTGCATTAGCTTCCTCTTCAGTGTGAATATAAATGCCTTTGATCCTGTCGCTAAAGTCTGGCATAGGGTGAAATATGTTTTGTAATAAATTAACTTTAGGTTTAAAGTATCTGTATATTTTCTTTTGTCCCTGTTGTTCACGTTCTGTTGAATTTAACATGCCTAAATTTTTCATGTTTAATACAATGTATTGGATCTTTCTGTGTTCCATACCCATTTCTTCAGATAACTCTGCAATGGTTAAAGATTTATCACCTAACGCATCTAAAATTAAATTACGCATTTTTTCTATATGAACTAAACGACCTTTAACATTATATTCTCTAACTTTAGCTTCCATACTTTTCCTTATGATACATCCATTACTTTACATTCCCACTTCCTGCCAGTCTTGACCCACCCATGAATATGTATTTTCATACCACTCTTACGAACCGTTCCCACATACTCACTATCCGCAATCTTATGAGCCCTTGCTGACATGTTGCTAGCAGAGGTAGTTTGAACTGCAAGTATCTCACCATCTTTAATAGCAAGCAAATCTATAAAGCCAAACATGTCCTGTCTTATTTTTGCAAAAGCGTTCCATCGTTCTGTAATAGCTACAAGGTATCCATCTGCTCTTAACTTCTTAAGGCTTAACTGCGTTGGGCTTGTCGCCATCTATTTCATTCCCCCATACATCCCAACCTTCAGACTTTTGTCTAGCAAATAATTCTATTCTAGGCAAATCACCACTATGTGCAACAATAATATCTTTAAATATTTTTGGCTTTTCACTATGTTTTCTTGAGTTTATTTCATATACAGCTTGCCCTTCATCTACAACATTTATAATTGATTTGTTAATTCTAGGCAACTTACCTTTCGTTGCAAACAAAATATGTTCAGTTGCCCCTCTAAAATAATAACCTAATCCCATTTCTTTATTAAGATTGCTATATAACTTTACCCAAGTAATAGTTTGTTTGTAATTAAAGCCCCAAGCATCACATAAATCATGTGCTTCTCTAACGAATGAATTTGTATACCACATATATAAATGACAATTATTATCTGCAATATTTTGTATAGGCAATTTTTTAATATCATTTATATTCATTGTATCGTAATGATGATGAACAGCACCATTACCCCAATTTTCTTTATAAGACCATGGTGGGTCTGCATAAATAATATTATATTTTTTATTTGGAAATGGTATGTAATTACTTGATTCCATCAAATTGACTTTCGTTAGGTTTAGATATGCCATCTATAAAACGTTTTTCTACTTCACCTGTAGACTTGTTTAATTCGTATTCGTAATTTTTTTTAAATATTTTATTCCAGTTGTCTTCTGCTTCTTGTTCAGAAATTAACAATGGTCTTCTTCCAGAACCTTTACCCAATTTTAATTACCCCTCTATCAAATAACCAACCCACAGTTTTACGATGAGCTTGTTCCCATGCTTCTATTCTTTCTGCTCTGTCTAACTCTTTGTTGTTGTCTATCATATCATGACATTGATAACAAAGACTAGCGATTCTATAATCATGAGCCTTGATGCCTGTGCCTTTACCATCACGCTGTTGATTAGAATGACCTGCACAAACTGTTCCGTCTTGTCTGCCACACATAGCACATGGAAACTCACGAACCGCTTCTAGCAATTTCTTGCTACGATAATTCATAAAAATACCTAATTAGTTTAGCAACGCCACCAACAAACCATACAATGCAAAATATAACTATGCCATCAATAATTGGTTGCCTCATAACTCCCAACTCCAACCAAGAGTAGAAGCCCAACGTTCACAGTTTTCTTGATACTCTGTCATTTCTTTTGTAGTGAGTTTTGTTGTTGACTTAACCAACTCCACAGGATTGCCAGCTATCTCTGTTTGGTAGCGAAGAAACTTATAGCCTAACAACTCATGAACTGTGCTAGGATCTTCACCAATGTAATTAGCAATTGACCCATATAGCGACCACAGCCTTTCATTCTGTTCAAGTGACCTTACAACTTTTTCTTCACTAATATTCACACGCCACCTTTTAGTTAAATCAAGAGCTTTGATTTTTGTTATCAAGTTTTCGTAATTGTACTTCGTCAAAACGAACCGAATCATATTTGTCATCCCATCCTTTAGATTTAAAAGTTACACCTTCTTTAGATGTTGCTTTGTATGTAGCATCTTCACCATACAACTTTTGAACATATTTTATAAACTCATTTATGGTCATGGTCTTTCCTTGTAACTTAAACCTTTTTTATCAAACCAAAAATTCCACTTACCTTCAACAGGATAATTACGTTGCTTTTGTAAATATACTACGCAATCTGGAATACCTTTTAAATCTTCTGCTGTCTTGTCACCTGTTTCAATATCATACTCTTTCTTCTTATTGCGGAACACACAAATTATGTTATCACATAAATTGCGAATATGCGAGCTGCCTAAAATATGAGTAGCATCTGGAACTACGTTTTCATCCGCCATCTTTCTAGTATGTGCCACCAAGAATACATGTATGTTTAAATCACGACACGTTGTAGCAAGTCTGTCTATAAAAAGCTTTTGTCTTTCATAATTGTCTTCAGAAATATCTGACATCTTCATAAGAGAATCAATCACAAATACTTCTACACCTAGGACATGCTTACCCCAATACAATGTAGCAATCATATCTTCTGATGTGGTAGAGCCTGTTTGGTCATAAAGATATAACTTTTCTTTAGCTCGATCACAAAACTTTATTATAAACTCATCTGTAGGTTCTGATGATTTTAATGTTTGCTGAACCATACGAGCAAGAGTTAATACAGGTCTCATCTCTAAAGAAGCAATTAAGCATTTAGTATCTTGTTTCATTAAAGATAAAATAATTTGAGACAACCACATACTCTTACCATGCCCTGACACTCCTGTCAAAACAGTTAGTTCAGCAGGTCTTATTTTAAAGTCATCTTCCGTTTTAACAAAGCCCAACGATTTGCCAGAGTGTATTTCAGAATTAAAATATCGAACCACCGAGTCAGTAAAAACATCCGTACTCTTAACAAGAAATTCTGCATTTGCATGTTCACCTTTATAATATTCATTTATAATTTCCTTATTGACTGTTAATTTTTCTAATGCGTCACCTATATTCATTTAGCACCATCCCACGGATTCCTAACTTTTTGCAATTCATCTTCCCATCTTTCTTGATTAATGTATGTTAGTGGTGAAGGGTTAAATCCTTCTTTCCATGATTTAGTTTTACTCATCTCTTTAACATGGGTAATGATCTTATCTGCAATTTTATCTAAACCGTTTCTCTTCCATTTTGTTTCACATGGCTTACGACCTACTTTTCTATTACTTGGATACTCTTTCCAAAAATCATTAAATCTACTGACATGTATATCTGTCTCTCTCTCTGTCTCTGTCTCTGTAACCCCACTTTGCTTGCACGATGCTAGCATGATGCTATCATTATCAATAAGCCATTGATTTAATACAGATAAATGTTTATTCAATTCATCTTCTGACATTTGCAAGCGAAATGCTAGCGTTCTGCTATCTGGTAAATTTCCATCAACATCTTCTGATGCAATCAACCAAACATTTATTAAAACCCAAGTACTTTTACTATCTTTTAATGCAAACCAATCTGGATTCTTTAATAGATCGTTATGCACTTTAATCCAAGGTGGACACCTATTGTTATAATGCTGAAATTTTTTCCAGTTTCTAGGCATCATACTATTCTCCTTGAGGAATAGTTTCAGATTGTCTACGCTTAACTAAAATCTCTTCAATTTGTTCTACACGCTTCTTTGGAATATCTTTTGCTGGGTCTTTAGCCCAATATTGAATAGCTTGAATAGATATATCTAAAGCATATGCCATCTTACGTCTTGAGTTATTAAAGTGTGCTACAGCCTCTGTAAAGTTCATTTAAATCTCCTTATTGAAATGAATGGCGACTATAACACTCAATTAAAATCTTGTCAACAACTATAAAAGTCGGATAAATACCCCCCCCATTAAAATATTTGTTGACAATTTATTGAAGTAAGCGTATAGTGTGTTTTCAAGTTTAGGAGTAGACATGAATTTAGATAGACTTATGAGAATTATCACTAATGACAGGTTGCAAAAAAAGTTTACACAAAAGTTCTATTTTGTGGTAAAGTGGTTTTTAGTAATATTTTGGGGATATTTTTTATGGCACATTCTTTAAAACATATATCAGTTATTCTTGCTGATCTTGTAAAAGAACTTAAAGAAGATAACGACAAATGGGAGAAAGCAAATGAGTCAACAACAACATTACGATCAAGTAATGATGGAAAAACATCAAAAGGAGAGCAAGATGAGCATACACAGTAAATTAATGAAAGCAAGATTAAAGTTACAAACAGCAGACCTTAAAAAGTCTGGTCATAATAAATTTGCGGGATACAAGTATTTTGAGTTAGGTGATTTCTTACCTACTATTCAAGAGATTTGTAATGAGGTGGGCATCTGTGGCACAGTAACATTTTATACAGACATAGCAATTCTTACTATTACAGACATGGATGATGCTACACAATTTATTGAGTTTAAATGTCCTATGTCAAGTGCAGCTTTAAAAGGTTGCCATGACGTTCAAAATCTAGGTGCAGTTCAAACTTATTTGCGTAGATATTTATGGACTAATGCTTTTGAAATTGTAGAGCATGATGCTATTGACGCTAGTGCAGGTGCTGTTATTAAGATGAAAGATACTAAAGCAGAGGACTTTATCTAATGGAACAACGGTCAGAAGAGTGGTTTCAAGC